GACCCGACAGCGGCCGTATATTCGATGGGTGATTTGATAAATTGTGATCAGTCACTACATAGGGTATTGCTGGAATTTTTTGTAGCACATGGCGGGATTTATTATAATAGAAAAAGTCGAGCGTGGCCAATTTATAAGAAAATGTTAAAGACGATCTTTGACTGGTTAATAACGAGGATAACACATGTTTATGCCGGGGTATGGGTGGTCGTTCATGGAGGTGTACCTTCGGGATCGGTGGTGACTTCACATGCGGATTCTTGGGTATCTTTGTTATTATTTTGTTTATGGTGCTGTTATGAGATATCGCGCATAATTGACGCAGAAGTAGCTATGGCCGCAACGGAGGCTTTACTACATATGCAGTTGATTATGATAGTTTACGGAGATGATCTCATACATCGATGTCCTAGGGTATTAGAAGAGACTTTTGGCTTTGCGCGTTATATAGCATGGGCACGACAGTTTTTCGATATGCACTTTAAGGATATTAAGATCGATAAGCCCCTGTTGTCGATTGTTTCGGAGAGTGGTTCTGTGATAGAAGATGGATGTTCTTTTTTACATCGACGATTGGTTCTCAATCCGTGGAAAGGAGAGAAACAGCCTAAATTACTAGCATGGAGGCCAATTTCTGACTATTCTTATCGCCTTGTGTATGGACGGGAACCAGACCCGTGTCGAAATGTTATGGATGTTATGCTATCTGCAATGGGAATGGCCTATGATTCGTACGCGGCGAATCTTGATTCCTATAACTACCTGCGTGATGTGTTTATGCTGGGCTTTAGTTATATTAAGGTTAAAGTGACTGATGTGAATGAAGTCTTATTTAGGCACTTTCAGGCTAAGAGGGGCGGAGATTTGTCTCAGTACCTCCGGAAAGGGAAAATGTCGCTAGAAGAATTGAGGAATGGGTTCCCGAAATTAGCCACATTGGTAAAAAAAAATCAAGTTGATAGGGAAAAATGGTCATTGCGAAATTTTCCTAATGAGGAAATGTCCATGTTTTCTGTTGATGATGATTTTTAAAGTGGAAAAATAAAAAGTGTACTTCGCCTCTACTGATATGGGGTCTACTGATTCTTAGGTTGAGGTGTTAAGGAGAAAAAAAAAAAAAAAAAAAAAAAGAGGCCCGAGGAGGGGCGAGAGGGGGGGGGGGGAGAGCTCGAGTTAAAAAGAGGTAAAATATAGGACTGGGGGGGGCCCCTGATAAGAGGAAAAGTCCTTTTTTTTTGTTGATGATTAATTTTAAAAGGAAAAAAAAAAAAATGTACTTCGCCTCTACTGAAAGGGGGTTTACTGATTCTTAGGTTGAGGGGTTAAGGAAAAAAAAAAAAAAAAAAAAAACAC